CGCCCCCCAATACTCGGCAACGGCTTCATCCAGGGTCCGAGCCGTCGCGGAGTGGAAAACGTGGACGTAGGACGCCGGGCCACCGGGTGCACCGTTCGCCTGCCGCTTATACAGCGAGCCGTACACCTCATCAAAGCGCCAGGGCTGCGGCGTTGTGTCCGTGCTGCTGACTACTAGTGCGCAGTGCAGCGCTTCGAGGGCTTCCTGGTCGCCCTCGCTCCACAGGCTTCCGTCTTCCAGTGCTGCCACTGCTGCGTCGGTCGGAAGCGAGTAGCTTTCCGAGCCGTACCCCCGCACGGCTTCCAGCACGTCCACGATATCGTGGGCGGGAGCATGCGAGGCCCAAAAGATGATTTTATTGTGGTTGAGGTACATGTCTATCTCCTTTTTTGCTTGGGCGCGGCCGAGATGGCCTCTCTGACGTACTGCGGTAGTATAGCATCGATATTCGGGCGCTGTGCAAGCTTTTTCGTCAGATATCTTCTAACGGGCGAGCGGGCGAGAGAGCAGGAACAGCAGCAGTCCTATCCGGCACGGACATGATCTATCTTCTAACGGGCGAGCGGGCGAGCGAGCGAGCAGGAGAGCAGGCGAGTAGCCCATTTAACCCCCTCTCCCCCCGTTCTTTTACCAACGAGACCTAGATCGCATTTGTCTCAAACGTTCAGGAGTCCAAAACGAAAAAGACCCCCCACCTCTAAAACGGGTTGACTGTGTAAAAAAATTATTACAAAATCAAAATCACAAACACCCAGAGGAAAGCCTTACGCAAGCCCTTATGCCAACCCTCCTGATGGCCCTCGATCCTCAGCTGAAGTTACAGATCACAATGACCACCGAGGAGCTGGCCAAAGACCTCGGTCGTCAGATCAAGAATCTGATTGACTCCGAAAAGTTTAGGGAGGTATTCCCTGACGTTTCAATCTCTGCAGACAGCAAATTTGCTGGCCGCTGGAACACCAACTTCGGCGGGTTCTACCGTGTCGTGGGCGAAAAAAATGTCATAGCCGGCAAAAGCGTTTACGCCCTTATATTCGACGAGGTGCTCTCTGAAGTGGATGCAAAGGACCCAACGTCAGACGAAGCCAGCATTTTAAGGTGGGAAGGGCCGCAGGAAGGCCATGCCACGGATCGCCAACCCAATCAGAACCAGAATCAGAACCAGAACCAGAACCAGAACCAGAACCAGAACCAGCCCAACTAACCCAAAAGGAAAGTGCGATGCTCGGCTTCTTGAAAAACTTCACGCCAGCCTTCCTGGTGGCCCTCACGATCTTTGGCGCTACAGCCTTGGTGTTTGGAACGCTCTACTCCAATTTCGAGAGGCCGTTGCTGCTGGCGGTATTCGTCGCTACTATCTGGGGCTGGTACTTCCGCAAAGAGTGATGCTCCCAGGTGACAGCCACGGCTATTGAGGTACCCACGGAGGTAGGGGACCGTGTCCTCAAGCTTCAACTGCGGCTGGCACAGCTCGATGTGCGGAAGCACCGACAGGAAAATTTCCTGAGCTTCATGCGGTTCATGTGGCCCGACTTCATCAGCGGCAAGCATATCAAGATCATGGCCCGAACCTTCCAGAAGGTTGCCGCTGGGCTGGAAGATAGGGTCATTCTCAATTTGGCGCCAAGGCACTCGAAGTCAGAGGTGTCCTCTGTCTACTTCGCTGCTTGGATGGTCGGCAAGAACCCGAAGATGCAGATCATCATGGCCACTCACACCGATGAGCTGGCCAAAGACTTCGGCCGTAAGGTCAAGAATCTGATTGACTCCGAAGAGTTCAGGGAGGTATTCCCTGACGTTTCTATCTCTGCAGACAGCAAAGCGGCGGGCCGCTGGAACACCAACCTAGGCGGGTCCTACCGAGCCATGGGCGTAGGGGGCGCCATGGCGGGCAAAGGCGCTGACCTTCTGATCCTCGACGATGTGCACTCTGAAGCGGATGCCATGTCCCCGGCGGGACTCCAGTACGCCTACGAGTGGTTCCAAACAGGCCCGCGCCAGCGGCTTCAGCCCAACGCCAAGATCATCGTAATCCAGACCCGGTGGGGTGAGAATGACCTCACGGGCAACCTGCTGCGGAAGGCGGCCAAGGATCCTTTGGCTGACCAGTGGACGGTGATCCGCTTCCCCGCGATCATGCCTAGTGGCAAGCCCTGCTGGCCTGAATTCTGGTCAATCAAGGAGCTGCTAAGGACCAAGGCGTCCATTGATCCGTTCAAGTGGTCCGCTCAGTACATGCAGGACCCGACGTCAGACGAGACCAGCATCTTAAAGCGCGAGTGGTGGCGCGTATGGGACAAGAAGGACAAGGATGGTCAGTGGCTCATCCCCACCATTGAGCACATTATCCAGACCTATGACACCGCCTACTCGACCAAGGAGACTGCGGACTACAGCGCGATCCTGACCTGGGGCATCTTCTACCCGACCGAGGACAGTGGGCCGAACATCCTCCTGCTGGCAGCGAAGAAGGGGCGGTGGGACTTCCCGACACTGAAACGGATCGCCAAGGAGGAGTACGACTACTGGGAGCCGGAGGACATTATCATTGAGGCCAAAGCCTCTGGGCTGCCCCTGGTGCACGAGCTTCGGCAGGCAGGTGTTCCGGCCCTGACGTTTACCCCATCGCGCGGGTCGCGCGCGGCGCCGAATGATAAAATATCCCGGGCGCATGCCGTGGCCCCTGTACTTGAGTCCGGTGTGGTGTGGGTGCCAGGTGACTCGTCCGGGCTGGAACCCTGGGCTGAAGAGGTCGTGCATGAGTGCGCTGCCTTCCCCAAGGCAGAGAACGATGACTACTTCGACTGTACAGTGATCGCCTTCATACGTTACCGCAAAGGTGGGTTCGTCAAAGCCCGAGACGACTATGAGGAGGAAGAGACCCCGCGGCGTCGCCACTATACGTACTATTGACAGGGGGCACGCATACAGGCATCGTTTGATAGATAATGTCTATTGCGCTCACGGGGGGATGCCCTTTGTATACCTATGCTGATGGTGGCATGGCCATGGCGGGGATGGACCCGCTGATGGATGCCCCGCTAGAGCCCGCCATGCCTCAGCCCCAAGGGGGTGAGTCGGAGGACATGGCCGCAGCAGCCTTCGAAGTAGCGATCGAGTACCTGCCGATGGTGCCCACCCCCTTGCTGGAACAGTCGCTGGTGGCTATGGCTGGTGAGATGGAGCAGCGCATGGGTGCGCAGGCGCCACAGGCACCACAGGCCATGCCCATGGGAGCACAACCCATGCCCATGGCAGCCGAAGGCATCGCCGGGCTGGTCTGAGGACACACGTATGGCCGAGCGCGCACGTAGCCTGACCCCGGTAGGCTCACTGGTTGAGCGACGCAACGCTGAGCCTCAGTGGGACGAGGCAGCCATGCTGGAGGGTATGGAGGTCGACTACAGTGGGGCTGAGGATCTGACTGACCTCGACCCTGCTGACATCCTGGTTGTTGAGGACGAGGACGACGGTAGCATCACTGTCGACTTCGACCCCCAGGACGATCTGGTCTCACCTGATGAGGGTGACCACTGGCGCAACCTCGCTGACCAGATTGATGACACTGAGCTCTCCCGCATAGCCTCCAAGATCCAGAGTGACTACACCCGCAACAAGGAAAGCCGGGCTGACTGGTGGGAACGCTACCGGCGTGGCGTCGAGCTGCTTGGCTTCAAGCACGAGGAGCGCACGGAGCCCTTCATTGGTTCCTCCGCGGTGACCCACCCGCTGATGGCCGAGGCGGCCTACCAGTTCCAGGCCCAAGCCTACAACGAGATGCTGCCGCCCGATGGGCCGGTGCGCACCGTGGTGCTGGGTGACGTGACCCAGGCCAAGCGCGAACGGGCGCAGCGGGTCAAGGAGTACATGAACTACTACACGACCGAAAAGATGGTCGAGTACGTCCCTGAGTGGGACCAGATGCTGTTCTACCTACCGCTTGCTGGCAGCACGTTCAAAAAGACTTGGTTTGATGAGACCATGGGCCGGGCAGTCAGCCGCTTCATCCCTGCTGATGACCTTGTGGTGCCCTATGGTGCCTCCGACCTGGAGACCTGCGAGTGCGTGATCGAGCGTCTGCGGATGTCGGTCAACGAGGTCCGTAAGCTGCAGGTCATGGGCTTCTACGCTGACGTCAAGATCAGCGCCTCGGACGAAGAGCAGGACGGCGTGTCTGAGGCCGAGGATGAGGCCATGGGTGAAGAGAGCAACGCTCAGGCTGAAGATGACACGACGTTGCTTGAGGCCCACATCGCGCTGGACATCGAAGGCTTCGAGGACCTGGACGAGGACGACGAGCCCACCGGCGTCAAGCTCCCCTATGTGGTCACCATCTCCAAGGACACGCAGGCCGTGCTCGGGGTGCGCCGCAACTACGACCCAGAAGACGAGCACCGTCGCAAAATAAACTACTACGTCCACTACAAGTTCCTACCGGGCTTCGGCTTCTACGGCGTCGGGCTGATCCACGCCATCGGTGGGCTGGCTGAGTCGGCGCGCTCCACGCTCCGGCAGCTCATTGATGCCGGCACGCTTGCCAACCTGCCCGGGGGCTTCAAGAGCAAGCAGCTCAGGGTGGCCAACTCCGATGAGCCGATCCAGCCCGGCGAGTTCCGGGACGTGGACGCTGTGGATGGGGACATTCGCTCCGGGCTCATGCCACTACCGTACAAGGAGCCGAGCCAGGTGCTGTTCGCCCTGCTGGGCTTTGTGGTTGATGCTGGCCGGCGATTTGCCACCATCACAGATTTGAAGGTCGGCGAGGGCACCGAGAACATCGCTATGGGCACGGTCATGGCTCTGCTGGAGCAGGGCGGCCGGATGATGAGCGCGATCCACAAGCGGCTGCACGCGTCCATGCGCAACGAGTTCAAGATCCTGCGGCGGCTTATTCGGGACAACATGCCCGACGAGGCGTACCCGTTTGACCTGCCTGGGGTGAGCCGAGCGATCAAGAAGGAGGACTTCGCAGATGACGTGGACGTGCTGCCGGTCTCTGACCCCAACATCTTCAGCGCCAGCCAGCGGATCATGATTGCGCAGGCGGAGCTGGAGGCAGCCAAGGCCCAGCCTGACCTCTACAACATGCATGAGGTCAATCGGCGCTACCTGCAGGCCCTTGGATCGAAGGACATCAACGGAGTGCTGCGCGCGCGGCCGCATGACGTGGACGACCCGGTGGGCCCGACGCACGAGAACATCAACGCGCTCGACCAGATCGACCTCAAGGCGTTCACTGGGCAGGACCACGAGGCGCACATCATGGCACACATGGTCTTTGGCAGCACGCCGATGGCGGCTCAGATGCCGACGGTGGCGTTGGCCCTACAGAAGCACATCATGCAGCACGTTCAGATCCAGGCTGAGGAGGAGGCTGAGACCTCTGCGCAGATGCACCAGCAGCAGACCGGGCAGACGCTCTCCGAGACTGAGATGGCCGCCATGGTGGCTCACTTGGGGGCACAGGGCATGGTGCGGCTGCAACAGCTGAGCCAGCAGGTCTCCGGCGCTGGGCAGGAAGGACCGGACCCGGTGATCGCGCTCAAGGAGGCTGAGCTCCAAGAGGAGGCGGCTGACAACGAGGCTCGCAGGGAGCTGGACGCCCAGCGGTTGCAGGCTGACACGGCGGGCAAGGAGCAGCAGGCACAGATCGCCCGTGAGCGCATACAGAGCCAAGAGATGCAGACCCAGGCCCGCCTTCAGTCGGGCATGGAGAAAGCGCGCATGATGGTTCAGTCCCGGCGCGGGCAAGGGCAAGGGCAATGAAGCATCGGCCACCTGAGGTGGTCGACCCCACTTTTGGAGATACAGCATGAAGAGCAGGCACGCTTCCGGCAAAGGGTCCCGCAGCGCCCCCGAGGGCAAGACCGGCCCGCAGAAGGTGACCACACCGAACACAGCTCGTGGCAAGCGGGCGATCGGTAGGGCCAAAGGTATGGGCGCGGCTACCCGCGGGGGCAACTTTAGTGCATGACGCATTTTCGCTCGCCGAGGCGCTCGTGAATGGCCTCGAAGAGCGCGAGGCGCACCTCGTTGGAGAGTGCGCTGACGGACTCGCTTCCTGGGACAAGTACCAGAGGCGCGTGGGCCGGATCGCTGAGGTCCGGGAACTGAAACAGGTCATCAAAGACCTGCTACATGAGGAGAACAACGATGGGTAAAGCTGTCGCACAAAAGGAAGAACCGACCGTGGAGTCGGCTTATGTTGACGCAGGGCACATGGTTCTGGACCCCAGCTTGCTGGATAAGAGCTTGGTTGACCGCATGCCAGTGCCGAGTGGGTGGCGCATCCTGGTCCTGCCGTACAAGGGTAAGGGCACCTCGGAGGGGGGCATCATCCTGACCGAGAAAACCCAGGAGCACCAGCAGGTCACTTCCGTCTGCGCCTACGTGCTGAAATTGGGCCCTATGGCCTACCGCGACGAGAAACGATTCCCCACGGGCCCCTGGTGCAAGGAGGGCGATTGGGTGGTGTTCCCGCGCTACGCCGGCAGCCGGTTTCACATCGAAGGTGGCGAAGTGCGGATCCTCAATGATGATGAGATCATCGGGACGGTTCTTAGTCCTGACGACATCATCACGGTCTGAGGAGAGCAGATATGAGTGACACACATAGCAGTCAGGAAGAAGAGTTCGAGGTTGAGTTCGATGAAACCGAGGACCTCGAGCCCTCCGGTGGCACCCAAGAGGACTGGCTTGAGCAGGAGGGTGAGAAGGCTGGCGCGCCCGCCAAGCCGGCCAGGCCCGAAGCAGAGGACGATGGTGACAGCGACGGTGACGATGATGAGCATGAGCAATATTCCGACAGGGTTCAGCGCCGCATCAAGACTCTGACTCGGAAGATGCGAGAGGCCGAGCGTCAGAAAGAGGAGGCTGTCAACTACGCCAAGCTCATGCGGGGCGAGCGGGACACACTCACAGAGCGCGTAGGGCGGCTTGACCAGGGCTACGTGTCGGAGTATGAAGCCAGGGTCAACGCCGAGTACGCTTCGGCGCAGCGGGCCTACGCTGATGCTCGCAACAACGGGGATGCCACGGCGGAAGCTGATGCTATGGCCAAGCTCAGTGACGCGAGCTACCAGCGCCAGCGTGTGACCCAGGCCAAACAGATGCAGCAGCAACGGTCGGCCCAGCCGCGGCAGGCTGAGCAGCCGGCACCTTGGCAGCAGCCGCAGCAAACAGCAGCCGCGCCCCCGGATCCAAAGGCGCAGCAGTGGGCAGAGAAGAACGTCTGGTTTGGCACTGATCGTGTGCTGACCAGCACTGCCATGGGCATGCACGAGAAGCTGGTGTCTGAGGAAGGATTTGATCCCGCCTCGGATGACTACTACCATGAGCTTGACAAGCGGATGAAGAGATTCATGCCACAGTCACAGAATACTGCCAATCGTCCAGGGCAGACGGTCGCCGGTTCTCAACGAACCAGCACCAATACTGGGCGCAAGTCGGTGAAGCTATCGAAAGAAGAGGTAGCCGTAGCCAAAGAGTTCGGAGTGACGCCTCAGCAGTACGCTGCTGAGAAAATGAAACTCGAAAAGCAAAACCGAGGAGCATGAGACCATGAGCGACGATTGGCTGGAAGGTGATCTGGATGACGCCATGGTTGAGAACCGCACTTCTCGCACCGCAGAAACTCGGGAATCGCAAACCCGCAAAGTAGAATGGAAGCCGCCGTCGGCCCTTGACGCGCCGCATCCACCGGCCGGGTTCCAGCAACGCTGGCTCCGGGCAGAAGCAGGAGCTTACCAGGACAGCAAGAACATCGCTGCCAAACTTCGTGAAGGCTGGGAACTCGTCCGAGCGGACGACCCCTCAGCTCAAAACTTTCACGCGCCTGTGGTGGACAGTGGTCGGTACGAGGGCGTCATTGGCGTCGGAGGGTTGCTGCTTGCTCGCATACCGGTGGAAATCGCTCGTCAGCGGAATCGTCACTACAAGGAAGTGGCGGACTCGCGGATGGAGGCGGTCGACAACGATATGATGCGGGAGAACAGCCACCCAACCATGCGGATTGGCAAGCCTGATCGTCAGTCGCGTGTTTCTTTCGGTGGCCCTCGATCGTCTGAGGGCTGAGAAGGCGGGAGTCATTGTGACCCTGCCGAACTTTAACTAGGAGAAAGGCTGTGTCTAACGCAAACACTGCTTTTGGACTCCGAGCCATCGGCATCCTTGGCCAAGCCCCCAACAGTATGGGCATGACCAAGTACAATATCCTGTCGACTAATACCGACAAGATTTGGCAGGGCACCGTGGTCATCGGAAACAACGCTGGGTACATCGTTCGTGGCTCTGCCACGGGCTCGGCCCAGAACCCTGTCGGAGTTTTCTCCGGCTGCAACTACGTCTCTTCGACGTCCAAGAAGCCTGTCTGGAGCAACTACTGGCCGGGCGCAGACGCTGACTCGAACCACCCGATCATCGCCCACGTCTATGACAACCCCATGCAGTCCTTTTTGGTTTCCGCTAACGCGTTGTTCGCGTCGGCTGCGGCTCTGCAGGCTGCTGTGTTCGGCAACGTCAATCTGGTGGACAACGACAGTGGCACGGACAGCACGGGCATGTCGTCTGGCAAGCTGGACGTCAGCTCGCTGGCTACCACAGCGAACCACCTGTTCCGTGTCGTCGGCGTCAGTGGCGATATGGCCAACGAGGACATCACGGCGGCCGGAATCGGTCTCATCGTGAGGTTCAACCGCCACTTTAACCTGCCGGTCGGTACCACTACCGGCCTTCACGCGTAAGGAGGGCTGAGACATGGCTATTTCACGCGCACAACTTGCCAAGCAGCTCGAGCCCGGCCTCAACGCACTGTTTGGCCTCGAGTACGGCCGGTACGAGAACCAGCACGAGGAGATCTTCACGGAAGAAAGCTCCGAGCGCGCGTTCGAGGAAGAGCAGATGCTCACCGGGTTCAGTAATGCACCCGTCAAGCCGGAAGGCGAGGCGGTGCAGTACGATGAAGCCGGTGAGACGTACACGGCTCGCTACACCCATGAGACGATCGCCTATGCGTTCGCTCTCACCGAAGAAGCGTTTGAGGACAACCTCTACGCGAACCTGGGCACCCGGTACACTCGGGCGATGGCTCGGTCCATGGCCCACGCCAAGCAGATCAAGGGTGCTGGTGTACTGAACAACGGGCTTCCGGGCGGGGATTTGACGGGTGATGGTGTGACCCTGGTCAATTCTGCACACCCGACTCGCACTGGCCCCCAGTCGAACATTCTGGCCACCCCGTCGGACCTCAACGAAACGGCTATCGAGGAGATGTTGATTCAGATCCAAGACGCCCGGGACGAGAAAGGTCTGCGCATCGCCATCAACGGTGTGAAGCTCCTGATCCCCCGCCAGCTCCAGTTCACGGCGGACAGGATCCTGAACTCCACGCTTCGCTCTGGCACGGCGGACAATGACATCAATGCGATGAAGAACATGGGTATGCTGCCCGAAGGGTACGCGGTCAACCAGTTCTTCACTGACCCTGATGCTTGGTGGATCAAGACTGACTGCCCAGACGGCTTCAAGTATTTCAATCGCTTGCCCATTACCACCAAGATGGAGGGCGATTTCGATACTGGGAACCTTAGGTACAAGTGCCGTGAAAGGTACTCGTTCGGGCAATCGGACTGGCGTTGCGTGTACGGAACCCCCGGCGCGTAAGGTTTAACGATCGGCCGCTACGAAAAGGAGCCCTCCTCGGAGGGCTTCTTTTTGAGGGGTGCCCCCACGTAGCAGGCCCCTGGGCCGGGGAGGCTTGGGCCCTGTATTGACACCCTACGCCCTCCGTGCTCCAATCCACAATAGGCTACGTCGATTCCCATACCGGGATGCCATAGAGGAGGGCTTTCGATGTCCACTGGCAGCAAAGCACGTCACACCATCTCGTTCGCCAACAGGATCTTCCGCGGATCCGCCCAGTACGGCAAGTACAGCGGCGGCAAACGCGGGCTAGAAGTTTCTGACCTGTACCACGTAAACTTCGGCGCTGTAACAGCCGCGGACCCCAACGGCGTGTCTGAGACCCAAAACGTTGGAGCGGGTGCTTCTTTCAGTCTTGACGGCGCGCTCGTCTCCGGTGGTGTGGCCACCTTCGATGTTCCGCGTAATGTGGTAGGTGCCTGGACGACCACGTCAGTCCTCACTGTCACTGGAACGGACGAGTACGGCGAGGCGGTGGTCGAGTCCAGCGCGTCGGGCACGTCTATGGCAGGCATCAAGGCGTTCAAGACAGTGACTAGTGTTACCAGCTCCGTGTCTATCACGGGAGCTACGGTGGGCACTGGCAAGGTCCTGGGCCTGCCCTTCCGCGTCAGCACCAAGAACCAAGTCATCGTGGTCTCTGAAGACGGCAAGGCTGAAACGGCCTCCGTCGTTGTGGCTGGGGTGGCGACCAATCCGGCCACAGCCACCACAGGTGATATTCGTGGCACCGTGGCAGTAGCGGGAACGCCTGATGCCACCAAGACCTACAGCGTCCTGATGGCCCGAGGCAGCACACCTACCAAGGTGGGCATGTTCGGGGTCAGCCAGTTCGCGGGCTAAGGAGTTGAACCATGACGACCATCTACCGGTTCGACTACGCGCTCGCAGCTGCGGACGCTGATGGCATCGCTCAAACTCAGACGCCGGGCGCCGCTGGCGCTCTGACGCTCAATGGTGCCTTCGTCACGAGTGGGGTAGCGGCCCTTGGCACCGGGCGTTCTCAGCGCCGGGTGCTCATCACGGCTGTGGGCAATGACTCCGGGCGCACGTTCACGATCACTGGCACGGACGGCTACGGACGGGTGGTCACTGAGACGGTGACAGGCCCGAACGCCACCACGGCCTCTTCGGTGCTCAACTACCAGACGGTCACGTCAGTGACCGTTGATGCCGCAACGGCGGGAGCCATCACAGTAGGCACCTCGGGTGCTGGGGAGTCGGCCATGCGGCCGATGAACCTGTACCAAACTCCGGTCAACATCTCACTGGGGTTCACGATCAGTGGGACGGTGAACTACACGGTCCAGCACACCTTCGATGATCCTTTCCAGACAGACAGTGGCATTAGCTACTTCGACCACTCGGAGCTGGCGGCGCAAGCGGCGGCAGTGGATGGCAACTATGCCTTCCCGGTCACCGGCATTCGCGTCAAGATCAACTCTGGCACTGGCACGGTCAGCGCGAGGCTGACCCAGGGGGCATAAGGCCATGGGTGTCGGCAGCCGCGGCGTCTCCAACTTCACCTACACGTCCGGGGGCACAGCTGTCGGCGTCTCAGGCCCTGCCGGTGTTGGTGGGGTGGGTGTGCGCGTGGGGGTGCAGCAGTTCTCCCCCCTGGAACTGTTCAGCGACGGTGAGCAGGGCGGGTGGTACAACCCCATTGACCTGTCTACACTGTTTCAAGACGCAGCAGGGACGACGCCTGTTACAGCAAAT